GACCACGAGGAATCCAACCAAATATAAAGGTTCTGGTAAACACTGGAAATCACATATAAACAAACACGGTAAACACATTGAAACATTGTGGTATTGCCTTTATACTGATGAACAAACAATCAAGGAATCTGCTTTATCATTTTCACAATTGTGGAATATTGTTGAATCATCCGAATGGTTGAATTTGATTGAGGAAGATGGTATTGGAAATGGCCTACCTGTTGGCCACAAGAAAACTGAAGAACATAAACGAAAAATTTCCGAAAGTAATAAAGGAAAGTCAGGTTGGTCAAAGGGACTAATATTACCTAAAGAATTTGGAGAAAAAATTTCCAAGACTAAACTTTCACGAAACAAAAAACTAACACTAAAAGAAAAGAAAAATGTTAGTGAAGGAACAAAAAGAGCCATGAATGACCCTATCATCAAAGCCAAATGTTCCGCACCACATATCAAAAATTGGATACTAACTGATCCTCAAGGTATTGAATATCTTGTGACCAACCTAAACCAATATTGTATGAACAATGGGTTGAATAAATCCAACTTAGTACAGGTTGCTAAAGGAAGATTCCGACATTCCAAAGGATGGAAATGTCGGTATGATGTTTAGATTTCAATAATTTTGGGCTGAAAATTATCCGCCTGAGATTCATATCCGATATATCCTCTAGGCTGGCAAACAATTCTGGTTTTACCTAACATATAGTCAAAGTTATGATGGGTATGTCCATGCACCCACAGAGCAATCTCAGGATGATCCATAATAAAGTCAGTCAAATCTGAACTATACCCACCATTCATTTCCCAATCTTTTTCGTATTGGGGTTTTGTAGACAATTTGCTTGGTGAGTGATGACCAACGACCACAACTTTGTTATGTAGATTCAACAACCTTTGTGCAAGTACTATTTGATTCAACTTATCCAAGAAGTCTTTATGTTCTACCAATACATCTTCAGGTGTCAATTTGGCATTCCTGTAATGTAGATTACCATCAGCATCTTTCCAAGAACTTTTACTACCACCAGGTGCTGTAATGATATTGAAATCATTCATCATATGTTTAATGGATCTCATTGTGCGGGCATCTTCTTTATTGAAGTCCGTCCACAATGTACCACCAAAGAATAACGTATTACCAATAGTGATATGCTCTCTATCTAATACATGGATATTGGTATGCTTTTCTAGTGAGGTACGGATGATAGGATGGGTCTCATCATAGGCACCATGATAGTGTTCATGGTTACCGGCAATGTAGATTACATCTTTGAATTCGGATGAACAACGAGCAAAGAAATCGTGAAATCTATCATAATAACGGCTATCGGTAAATGGCAACTCTTTAGCAACACAAATATCTCCGGCCAATAACAATACATCCGCATTGTCATCATTTTTCAAATTCAAATCACCGAATTCTAAGTGAACATCGGATGCTAAAGCAACTCTCATAATATATCCTTCTAAAACTCCATTATATCACACTTTTGGCAAGATGTCAACCAATTTGTTGCAAAAATACAACACTATTCTTCTCGCCTGGACAGTTCCAGAGACTTTAGGAGAGAATCTTGCATGGAACTCATTAACCTCATCATACCAATCTCCTGGTTGGTTTCCATAGCAATCACCGCTAGTCTGGCAAAGATTGTGGCAGTTACATGGGCAAAATTAAGTCCGTGGACGGCAACCATTTTACCGATAAAATCATCCACATCAAGGCTCATTTGCAATATTTCATCATTGGTCATATTTTTCCAGCCACTTTCATCATGTAGTTTTTGTTTCTCTTACGATATTTAACATCTTCACTAGAGCCATTCTGGCGTTTCTGCCACATTAGGTCACAGGTTTCATATTCATAGTTAGTTAGTCTCATACAATCTTGCAAGTATGCTTGATGTTCATCGACTGGTTTAACTTCAACAACGGGTGGTACAGGTACTACTGGAGTTTCTTGTACAGGTTTCTCAATTGAACCAATAACAGGAGGTGGTGGAGGTTCCACAAGTTTTTCATCAGATTTTAGAGACTGTTCTATTTTAACGGGTGTAGATGCAGTTTCTGTTGGGGGAGTTTTGTGATTGGCCAATACTACAATACAAAAGAAAGCAGCCAGACCAGCAACAATGTAATGCCAGTACATAACAACAATGGTACCAATGACCACTGCCGCAATACCAATGATTACGATAGTTTCCATGATGCTTTGATTAAAGCTCAAGGTATTCAAAATATTATCCATCACAATTCTCCATAACAAACATAATCAATTTATAGTCTAAACTTCTCTAACACTTGCTTCGCCTGAGTAAAGTCGGTTACCTCGGGGTAATGAGCACCCACCTTTTCTTTGATGGACTTTGAAAGTATTGCTTGTTCTTTCTTAAACTCAGCAATCAACTGTAAGGCATAATTAATCTCATCATCAGTTGCCTGTTCCATCCAAGCCTTAAAGGTCTTGTAATCAGACTTCATAATGAACATTAAGTTATCTTTATCCCATTCGTTCATATTGCTCTCCCTAATGTTTTGTATATAAGACTATCTAGGTCTGCCTGATAGTCTTGTCCTAATCTACGTTTAAGCCAAATTGATTCGATTAATTCATCTTTGAGTCTTCCCTCATCCGAGACTTCATAACCTCTGGATTCCAACTCCTCACGTAAGTCATCATCATCAAAATCAACCAAGTCAACTTCGACTTCAACGTATCTACTCATATTAAGCCTCTACTAATTCAGGTGTTTCGGTTTGTTCAGCAACTTCAGCAACAGGTGCTGTTGATTGTACAATGAAACGTCCATTCTTATCAAATGCTTCAGGATTCAGCAATTGGTATGCCTGCACCTTACGTCCATTCTTAATCACTTTAACATTACCACCATCTAATCGTATGTTATAGATGTTGGTTGATAAGCGGTACAATACCGCTTCTTGATCTGTACCACTAAAAACGGATTTAATCTCGTCAATGGTTACTGGTTTACCACTCAACATTACTTGGGTGATTTTCTCGTGGCGGTTTTGTTTGCCTTTACGTACTACTGTCATAATATACTCCTAATTACAAATTAAAATGGAATTTCATCCATACTCACAGGTCTTGCGGCTTCAACGACTGGTGCCTCAACTTTAACGTCAATCTTGCTATACAGGTCAAGAAATGCCGTCTTGGTTTCTTCATCAAATCTAGAAACACACAATTCAATTGCTTTCATTCTATCTTTGAAAATAGTGAAAGTCTTTGCTATATGAACCAATCTACGGGTAGATATAATCTCGTCAATAGCACCTTGTTTAAAGGTTTGGCGAACCACATCAGCCCAATTGGTCAAGCAATCTACAAACTCAGCATCATTAATCAACGGTGTGAGGATTTTCTTCTCAACTTTCTTGTCAGGAAATTCCTGTTCAACGGTGATAACAAATCTTTCTAAGAAAGCAGAGTCTAGAATCTGTGCAAGGAATCTACCTTCATCACTGCCTTGCCCTTTGGTGTTAGCAGTAGCAATCACGGTGAAACCTTCTTTAGGATGAACCAACTCGCCATTCTTTTTGTTGTAATATGGTTTACCTTCTAGAATACCCTGCAAACACATCAACTTATTAGAACCACGGTCTACTTCGTCAATCAATAGAACCGCACCACGTTTCATAGCTGTGATAACAGGACCATCACGATTAACAACGTTACCATTAACCAAAGTAGGGCCGCCAAGTAAATCGGATTCGTCTGTCTCAATAGATATGTTAACACGGATACACTCTCTTTTCAATTCTGCACATACTTGCTCAACCATCAAAGTTTTACCATTACCTGAAAGTCCTGTAATGAATACTGGATAAAAGGACTTTGCTTTAACGATACTTGTTAAGTCTTTGAAAAAACCAAACGGCACATAATCAGGGAATTTCTCTGGTATGGATGGATCTGATTCATCAATCAACTTAGGTTGTTTGAATGTAAGTACTTGAGCAGTACTATGTAATGCCATTTCAACAGTATCCACACTATTATCTTCTACAGTATTCACGCTATTATCCAATTCAGGTAATCTATACGAACCACGGCCAACTCTGTATTCATTCTTGTTGGTGAACCAGTAAGGAAATGGTACGTTATCTTCTTTCACAACTCTATTGATGTCATCCCGTGTGAGAGTAGCACCAATACCAAATTTGTTCTCAGCCGCTACGATAAATGCCTGTGCATTTCGATTAAAACTCATAATAAAAACTCCATAATTCGATAACTCAATTGTACCATACTTTCTGGTATTTGGCAACCATCGGTGCCAAAATACAACAATTAATTTGGTACCAGGACGGACTTGTAACAGTTACAGGTAGGATCATATGCTGTAACATAGTGGAAGTTAGCAGGTGGCGGATAAACATAGGATTCTGGAGGTGGTGGTAGTGGTACAGGTTGTTGGACAATAACCGTTTGGTTTGGTCGTGCCAATTCATAACCGATTACACCACCCACCACGGCAGGTGCCACCCAACCTAGTCCGTAACCTCCACGATAGCAACAACCGTGACGATATTGTGCATTGGCGGTCATTGTGGCAGCCAACAATAATAGAAACACTATTTTTTTCATGCCATTCTCCTTTATTCTACAGTTTCTGATTGGGTACTGGGACATATATGGTCCTCAACCTTTGTGAAATAACTACCACACTTTGTACACTCATACAATTTACCAAGCTTAACCTGTGTATACATTCTAGTATCGTATGGGTCACGGGAACGTACCGTATTGCCGTCATATGTGGTAATCTGTCTAATCATTTTAGTCCTTGTCTATAACTACGCAACTCCTATTCAATAACTCTAATGTATTGTCATTAATTTGTTTATACATTAAGTTATTGATACAATGGTATTTATTTTGTTCTGTTGTAGCCGCATAGTTAAAACAATACATATAAAATGCAATAAAACCTATTGAGACTAAAGAACATAGTACAATAACTCCAATTAATTTCATATTATTTCCTAATTGTAACAGGTTCTTTTGCCGACCAATATGGAGCTTTTAACAATTCATCATAGAATTTCCATGCCTCATCAGCACTTTCAAACTGTTTTTTATGTGGCTTATTATAAGCATAACTATCAATCTTGCTGATTTCAACCTCAAATATACGCTTTGGTTGTGGTTTAGGTGTCAACTCTTTGATACGATCTTCTAGTACACCAATGGCTGTCTTTATATGTCCTGTACTTGTATCTCTAACCAAAGTCTTAAGGTGTCCGACCTCATATTTCAAGTGTTCTAAGTGTTCTATTGTTGCCAATTCTGCTTGCATTTCGTTTACCTCGTCCTCATCCCAATTTGTCCAAAAACCTTTTGTCATTTTATTCCCTTTCTTTTGCTACTATAGTTACTTTCGCTAATGCACCAATACAGATACCAGGCGAAAAGAAACCGACTATTGATATTAAGACACCAAGCACCAATAACATTAGCCTGGTGGCCAAATCGTATACGATATCATTAATTATACTCATACTAATTCATCCACTTTAAAATCTATGGTAAATCCACGGTCCAACCACTTCTTCAACCTTCTATCATTAGGTACATATGTGTCCGGATCTCTCAAAATCAATTGCTTATTTTTAATGGCATCATACTGCTCTGCAGCAATATGATACTTGTCCTCTTGCAGGTCATACCAAGGCATACAATGAATAAAATCAAAATTATTTCTTTTCCACTTCCAATCAATCACTTGTACCTTATTCTTTAAGGTCACGGCATTGGCTGTGATTAATTTATTACCAACTTGACCTTGATATTCTTCCAATGAAATTACATCATCTTTATTAGCATCAATGTATGACTTAAATGACCTGGCTGACACTTCATCTTTGAATAACAAATCCCAATCATTAGGCTCTTGATTAAAATATAAGGAAGAACTACAACCACCAGTTACAATACAGGTATTAATTATATGGGAACGAAGTTTATGTTCAATAGGCATCAAAGCCTTTGATACTCCGTTCCTAATTCTTTTCTTTATCTCTTGAATCGCTACAACCTCTAAGTTGTCAAATTGTCTGATCATATTATTACCCACAAATTGAATATTCAGCAAGGTTAGCCCAATTGCTACCTGCACTCTTACGGATTTTTGTTACCTGAATTAAGGTACGGAGTGATAACTCTTTGACACGGTCACGGAGTTTATCAATTAAATTCAAGGCATCAATCTTTTGTGCCATGTCGAATTCTGGCATGAATTCCTTAGAATCACTAACAAGGTGCCGCATACGTTCCACTTTCTGCTCTGTAGTCATATTCAAATCAACAGCCATGGATCTAGTGATGATAGCTTGGTCTAGTTTGTCACTAGCAAGGTTTGAAATGAAAACCACACGACCCTTAAACTCAAATGATTGTGGCAGCTCATCGTCTTTCATATCTGCTCTCCATGAAATGATACGGCGAGAATAGGAATCTAATGCGCCTTTTAACAGGTTCAAGGATACTGGATCTTTAAGCACGGAGTCACAATCATCAAATACAATAACGCCATCTTTATTCTCATATAAAACCCTATAAAGTCCTTTAGGTGTAGAGTAACCCTTGATTACTGTAAAGGACTTTAAGGTATTAAGTTTGGTACCAACAGCAAAATCTTCGAGCAAGGAGATATCGGTAAAACCTGCATTGGTCAAGGACTTCATTACTGTATGAGATTTACCAAGTCCGCCAGGACCTGTGACAACTACGGATGCTTGGTCGCCTTTTGCTAACATAAGGACCATATCTGATAGGAATCCGAATCGCTCGTTGATAGTAAAACGGGACTGGACTGGTTCAGCAACAGCGGACTCGGTAGAGACACCGGCTTTACGTAGCACATATTCTAAGTGCTTGAGTTTGGAACGCTTAACGATTTTGCCATTAATT